AAACCCGAACGGACGGGTCGTTGAAGTTCCCCCCAACTTCATCGACCCGTCTTTCCTTTCCCCAGGGAGATGGCCCAGGTGAACCGCTACCTCAAGGCAAGAGCGTCATTCGATGCCACACACCAGGATCCGAGCGAGGGCGCGCACCTCCACGGTCACCATTTCCATGTCTCCGTCGTGGAGCAGTCGGAAGTCGAAACTGGCCTCCTGGCGGACCTCCGGGGCATCGTTTCCGAGTTTGACCTTCGTCCGCTCGGTGAAATGCTCGTCGGCGGCTCCCAGACGGGCCCAGGGCTTGCATCGTGGTTCATGGAGCGCCTTTTGACGCATCATCCCCGGATTACCTCGGTCGAGGTCTGGTGGGACGGAAATGCGGTCTACGGCGTGAAAAGGGATGTCCGGTGAACAAGAAAGTCGATTACGACCTCCTGGAGCGCGAATACGTCACCGGGACGATGTCCTTGCGCGGATTGGCTGATTCACACGGCCTGGCCTCCCATTCCTCGGTGATGGTCCAGTCCAAGAAGCGCCAGTGGGATCGGAAGCGGAAGGAGTTCCGCCAGACCCGGACGGACCGCGCAGTCCTCTACACGGCCGACGAGGATGCGATGCGCCTCGCCCAGGAGGCACGCGTCCGCGACAACGCGATCGAGGCGATCGACGAGGCCATCAGCGTGATGCGCGTCCAGATGAAGGCGACCCGGTCTGTCCTGCGCAACGGGGAGTGGATCGAGGAACCGGTGATCGTCGTCAGGCCCACGGACATAGCCCTGCTCATTGACCGGCTGAACGTGCTGTTTGGGCGCCCGTCGAACATCACGGAGGACAGGAACCTTGGTATCAGCCTATCCGGGAGCGTCGACCCCACCGTCCTCCGAGGCATTGTCGAGGCAACTCGCGGGATTGTCGCCAGCGGATCTGCTCGCTCTCCGATCCCACGCATTGATTGAGATCGCCAGGGGCGATGATGCAGAGGCGGTGTACGCCTACGGCGAGCTGGTCTTCGGGTATGTTCCCGCCGACCACCAGAGGACCATGGTCCGCGAGACGCTGGATGCGATCCTGCGCCGCGACCACGCGGTCTACCTCCTCCCCCGGGGTGGTGCGAAGACCACCTGGGACAACACGATCCTCTGCTCCTGGCTGACCGGGAAATACCCGGATATCCGCATCGGCATGGTGTCCAACACGGACTCCCAGGCCAAGGACTTCTCCAGGGCCGTCAAGTACACGATCGGCTCCAATCCGCTCCACCAGCAGGTTTTCCCCGAGAGCAAGCCCTCGGCCGAGAAGTGGACCGACAAGGAGTGGATCGCGTCCGGCAGCCGCTGGCTGGGCTCCAAGGACGTGACGATGTTCGCCGTCGGCGTGGGCGGCGCCATCATCAGCAAACGCTTCGACCTGATCCTCATGGACGACATCCTCGACGAGGAGAACACCCAGAGCGTCGATCAGCGGGAAGCGGTCGAGATCTGGTTCAAGAAGACCCTCAAACCCTGCCTGGCCCCCGACGGGGTGGTGGTGGTCATCGGCACGCGATGGGGCGAGGAGGACCTGTACGAGCAGTTCATGAAGCCCACCTATGACGGTGGCTTCGGATGGCGCAGCCATGTCGTGTCATCGCTCACCGAGGACGAGAACGGGCAGCTCATCAGCTACTGGCCCGGGTACTGGCCGGTGGAGCGCCTGCTCAAGGAGAAGGAGGAGATGGGATCCGCCCTCTTCTCCTGTTCGTACCAGAACGACATCTCGGGCCTGCTCGCGGGCAACATCTTCCACGGCCCGTTCGACCACTTCGTGACCCTGCCCGAGGGGCACCAGTACACCTTGAGGATGGGCGTCGACCTGGCGTCCTCTACCAGGGAGAGGTCGGACTACACCGCCAGGGTGACGGCCGCCGAGGATGTCTGTCCCAAGGAGAACAGGTGCGGCCTGACGGGGTCGTTCTACGTCCTCTCGTCCTACCGGGACAAGAGGGAGAGCCACCATGCCGAGTTCATCTACGACGGCTGGATGGCATACCCGAACATCAGCCTGGTGATCGTCGAGAAGGTGCAGTTCCAGTCCACCCTTGTCCAGGAGGTGATGGAGGACTACCCACGGATCCCGGTCATGGGAAGGCCAGCCGATGGCGACAAGACGACCCGGGCACGGGCGGTTGCCGCCAAGTACGAGGCGCACAAGGTCTTCCACCACGTCTCACTGCGGGGAACCGCATTCGAGACAGAGCTGTTGTCGTTCCCCAAGGGACATGACGACTTCGTCGACGCCCTCGGGTACTCGATGGACATGGGCGGCGACACCTTCTTCTACGGCAGCATGAAATCGAGGTCCAGATGAGCACAGACATGGTGGAGATGGAGTTCAGGGACGGGAAGAGGCACATCCCGGTCTACCTGGCCAGCCTCATGTCCGGCATCGAGACCTACCGCCTTTCCTACGAGGAGGCGATCCAGGCCGGCAACAGGCAGGCCGAGTCCCTCTTCCTCAACGCCCAGCAAGACAAGATCCTTGCGGCGCACTTCAAGGAGAAGCGTTGACGTGGGTCTGATTGCCGATCTCCTCCTCTCGTACCGGACGAGCCCGAAGAACCTCCCCCCCGGTAACGCCACCCTGGTCTTCCAGGAGCGAGGCAAGGTCGGCAAGACCTCGGGCGCCCTGTTCCGCAACTGGGCAGAGCACTCGGAGTGGGTCCGGGCTGCCATCAACGTCCGCAAGGCCCAGGTCTCCTCGGCCGAGTGGGACGTGGTCGCGTTCGACCAGAGCAAGCCCTTCGACGAGGGAAAGCAGGCAGAGTTGCGTGCCCTGTTCAACAGGCCCAACCTCGCGGTCGAGAGCTTCCGGTCATGGGTCGAGCCGATCATCGAGGACATCCTGGTGCTCGATGCCGGCGTGATCGAGAAGGAGCGCACCCTCGGGGGTGGGATCGCCTACCTCCATGCCGTCGATGGCGCCAAGGTCAAGGTCAGCGCCCTGTGGGACGGCGACCCGGACGAGACCAGGTACTACTGGGTGCCGGCGCCTCAGTACGAGGTCCCCTTCCTCAACTCGGATCTCGTGTACGTCATGGCGAACCCGCGGACGTATTCCGTCATGGGCCTGTCTCCGCTCGAGACCCTCAAGAACACGGTCGATGCCGAGGTGAACGGGTCCCAGTACAACCATCGCCAGGTCACCAACGCCGCCCCCGACGGCATGCTGGATCTCGGCGAGGGGGCCCGCCCCGAGCAGGTCGACGCCTTCAAGAGCTACTGGCAGTACGAGGTGGCCGGCAAGGGGGCGATGGCCTTCATCGGCGGCACCAAGGGAGCCAAGTTCTTCCCCTTCCGCGGTTCCAACCGCGACATGCAGTACCGGGAGTGGCTCGACTACCTGGTGCGGAAGATCTGTGCGGTCTACCTGATCAGCCCCCAGGACCTGGGGCTGACGTTCGACATCAACCGGGCAACGTCAGAGACGCAGATGGAGATGACCGAGGACCGCGGTCTCCGTCCGCTGCTCGCGCTCGTGCAGGACTACTTCACACGGGAGATCGTCTGGGACGACGCCTACGGAGGGAACGAGAACAACCTCGCTTTCCGCTTCACGCGCCTGAACATCAAGGAGTCCATGTCCAAGGCCAACATCAACAAGTTGGCGCTCGCAGGCATGCCTTACAAGTCGGTGAATGAAGCCCGGATGGACGAGGGTCGCGCTCCGATGGGTGACCCGAACAGCGAAGACAACCCGTACAACCAGCTCATGGCCAACACGCCATTGGGTGTCGTCATCCTCGACGAGATCCCCTCGGCGCGTGAGGTGAGCATCGACAACAAGCAGCCCGCCCCGTCATCGGAACAGTCGCCAAAGACTTCATCCTAAGATCCGGGCTCCGGGCCCAGCAAAGGAGTGATCAACAATGGCCGCAACCCTCGTCCTGGCCGTCTCCTACGGCGCAGGCCCCACGGTCCAGGACAGCGTTCCTGGCATCGACCTGATCAGCGCGGACAACTACTACAACACGTTGTCCAACCGGCAGGCCAACCCGATCACGGTCGGAACCAACTCGTACGAGAAGTGGATCCGGCTCAAGGTCACCGCGACCCCCGCGAACTACGTCCAGAGCTTCAAGGTGTGGTTCAACAGCACGGTCGACACCTCGACCACGCTGTACTTCACCGGTGGCTTCGTGACGTACCAGCAGGGCACCACGGAGACCTCGACCATCGCCAACGCCGTGTCCACCGCGTGGACATCGAGCACCAAGGCTGACTGGGATCTCGCCCAGTACACCGCCGGCCAGCTCAACGCGTACACCAAGTACCTGGTCATGCAGCTCGCCGTCGGGGCGACTGCCGGCCCGGGCAACTGGACGCAGCAGACGGTCAATTATTCCTACCAGGAGGCATAGCTTCCCCTCCAGGCCCCGGTGTCTCCCCGGCCCGGGGCCTGGCCTACCTCATCCAGTCGGAGGGATCGTGAAGACAGTTCTGGTCACAGGCGGCAATGGCTTCATCGGCCGCTACGTCACGGAGGAGCTGGTCGGGCGTGGATACATCGTTTCCTCCCTCGACACCCGATACCGCGATGGCGGATCCGGTGTCACCACCGTCCTCGGAGACATCCGGGACGCCACCGCCGTCACCGAGGCCATCGCCCATGCCGAGGGAGTCATCCACCTGGCTGGGGTTCTCGGTACACAGGAGACGGTCAGGAACCCTCGCCCTGCGGCGGAGACGAACATCCTGGGGGGATTGAACGTCCTCGAGGCAGTCGCCCAGTACGACGTGCCCCTGGTCAACATCGCCGTCGGCAACTACTGGATGAACAACACCTACTCGATCACCAAGAACACGATCGAGAGGTTCATCGACATGCATGTCCGCTACCGGGGTAGCAGGATGAGCATCGTCCGCGCTCTCAATGCCTACGGTCCCCGGCAGACCGTGTCCGCTCCCTATGGGTCATCCAAGGTTCGCAAGATCATGCCCAGCTTCACCTGCCGGGCATTGTCGGGGGAGCCGATCGAGATCTACGGTGACGGGGAACAGGTCATGGACATGATCTTCGTCAAGGACGTGGCGAGGATCCTGGTCGATACCCTGGAGGCCACCGAGAGGTACGGCCCCATCGGGACCCTCGACGCAGGCACCGGGAGGGAGACGACCGTCAACGAGATCGCCCGGCTCGTCGCCGACGAGGTCACCCGCCAGACGCGGATCGCTGTCTCGATCGAGCATCTTGACATGCGCCCAGGGGAGGACGCAGGAGCCGTCGTCCTGGGTGATCCGTCCACCCTCTCGGCCATCGGGATCAAGGCGAGCAGCCTGGTGAAGCTCGAGGATGGGATCGCCGACACGGTTGGCTACTTCAGGGCATACCTGCCGTGAGCGCTGTGATCGGAACGTCCGGCCCCATTTCCGTCGCCCCGGTCGATATCGACCTCAACGAAACCGTCAGGTCGTTCTGGAGGAAGCGCCTCGTCCAGCACCACTACGACTTCTACAAGGGCCGCCACCTGATGAAGCTGCCCGAGGACCTGCGTACCTACCAGCACGTCATCGAGGCGTGCCGGCCGGAGATGATCCTGGAGTTCGGGACGGGCTTCGGGGCCAGCGCCGTGTGGTTCGCCGACCAGCTCGATGTCCTTGTCGGAGGAGGCAAGGTCGTGACGGTTGGTGACCATCGCGTCGGCGAGGATGATGATCTCAACCCGCTCCATGTGGCCTTCCACGCCGATGAACGGGTCACCTTCGTCCATGGCAGCCTCCTCGATCCCAAGGTCGTGAAGAGGGTCCACTCCCTGTGCAGGGGCAAGCGGGTGATGATCTCCGAGGACTCCGGGCACACGGTGGAGACCACCTCCGGGGTGCTCGACCTCTACAGCGACCTGGTCCCGGCGGGAAGCTGGTTCGTGGTCGAGGACGGCATCGTGGATGACACCAACGGCCTGAGCCTCTGGAACTCGACCGGGGTCCAACCATCGATCAAGGCGTTTCTCGCCAGTGAGAAAGGATCCCGTTTCGCCGGGCACAATCTGGCAACCTATGGGATCACGATGCACATCAACGGATGGCTGGAGGCGGTGGGGTGAGGGTCCTGGTCACAGGTTCCGCGGGCTTTGTCGGGCAGCACACCGTCAAGGCCCTCCGCGATCGGGGTATCTCGGTCATCGAGGCCGACAAGAAGACGGGCCAGAACCTGGTCGAGTCGTTGTGGGTCCAGGCCCTGATCCGAACCGAACCTGACCTGGTCATCCATCTCGCCGGGTCCTGCTCGACGCTGGGCAGCATCAACCGTCCACTCGACACGTTCAGCGATACGGTGGTCACGGCGGCCCATGTCGCCCAGGTCGTTGCCCGGTTGCAGGTCCCGGTGCTGCTCACGTCATCGGTCAAGGCCCGGGATGGCATGACGCCCTACGGAGCCGCGAAGCAGATGGTCGAGACGTGGTCCCTGGAGATGTCACGCAGCTTCGACTTCCCGCTGGTCATCAATCGCCCGGGGACGATCTACGGCCCAGGCCAGGAAGGAAGCCTGGAGTCGGGCTGGATCGCCTGGTTCCTCAAGGCGAAACGGGAGGACATCAAAGTCGAGATCAACGGAGATGGCTTCCAGCGCCGCGACCTCCTCCATGTCTCGGACTACGTCGATCTCCTGATGCTCCAGGTGGCGAACCCCAGGCTGTACGCGACCAGGGTGTGGGACGTGGGCGGAGGGTCGTCCAATGTCGTGACCGTGAACGAGATGGCCGACTTCCTCGGCCTCGACTACTCCCATGGCCCGGAACGCTACGGTGACGCCAGGGGCTACGTCGGCCACAACGATGTTCCCGGCTGGGAGCCGAAGGTCCACTGGCGGGAGTCGGAGACGTTCCGTGATCTCTGACCTTCTTCCGTGCGCGATCCTGGTGCCATCTCTCAACAGGCCCCAGAACATCCGGGACATCGTCGCGAACATCCACGGCAACACGCCCGAGGAACACTTCATCCTGTTCATGGTCAGCGACCCCGAGAGCATGACCATCCTCGACGAGCTGGGGGAGTGGTATGTCGATGACAGCGACTGCGAGGACCGTCGGTACGTCACCCGGATGAACAAGCTGGTGAAGTGGCTGGACGACGCGAAGACGATCTTCTTCGGATCCGATGACGTGATCCACCACACGGGCTGGTTGACGAACGCGCTGCGGGTCATGGACGGGGGTCCGTCGGTCGTGGTCGTGAACGACATGCACAACAGGAACGGCACCCAGGCCGTCGTCCGCCGGGAGTACCTCCAGCGCGCCGTCTTCGACGCCCCCGGCCTGGCCTTCCATCCGGGCTACGGGCACAACTTTGCGGACAACGAGATGTTCGTCACCGCACAGAAGCAGGGAGAGTTCGCCAGGGCCATGAACTCGTTCGTGGAGCATCGCCATCCCATGTTCCAGGGCGCGAACGCGGCCCCCTGGGACGAGACCTACATCAACGCCCAGAAGCTCTGGGCCCGCGACGAGGAGCTGTTCCTGGACCGTCTCGAGATGATCCTGGTGCCGGCATGATCCCGGTCTTCGGCCTCCCGATCCTCAACCGGTACGACCTCTCGAAGAAGATGGAGGAGTCCATCGACGTTGAGATGGGCAGGTACTACATCGTCGACAACGGGGGAGGGTACGAGGAGGAGGCCCACACCTGGTTCCCCAACCGCCATGTCTGCAACCCGGGGGTGAACCTGGGCTGGGGGGCCGCGATCAACCTGATCATCCGGGCCAACATGAAGGCCGACTGGTGGTTCTTCGCCAATGCCGATGTCGTCTTCGGGCCTGGCGATCTCGACCGGCTCGAGAAGGCCATGTGGCAGGCCGTGGGACCGACGCAGGTGTCGATCTGCGGCTACTCGGCGTTCGCTGTCAACGACAAGGCCATCGAGCTGGCGGGCTGGTTCGACGAGAACTACATCCCCTGCTACTGCGAGGACTCGGACTGGCACTGGCGGGCCAAGACCCTGGGCGTGACGTTCATCATCCTGGAGTCCCAGACCGTCCAGCTCGAGGGCGGCAGCGTGACCATCAGGGAACGGGGGACGAACAACCCGTACAGCTACCCCCTCAACGTGCAGTACCACCGCGAGAAATGGGGTGGGCCGCCGTGGGAAGAGAAATACACGACCCCCTGGGACAGGGGCGGAGACCTGTCGGTGACGACGGCCCCAAAGTTGAGCAGGCTCAGGGATCAGGCTTGGTAAGCAGGATCACGGCCGACTATCCTACGAGCAAGGCCGCTCGTCCATAGCCCTGGAGGACTCCAATGGCAGCTTCGATCACCGTCACCCCCGCGTCGGGGAGCATTGTCGCCAAGAAAACGGTCTGCACCTTCGCCATCGCGGGCACCGAGGCCAACGATGAGAGCGAGTTCAACGCCGCGATCTACCCGACCGAGCCCGAGCACCGCTTCGTCCTGACCATGGTGGTCGGCGGCGAGGAGGTCGGACGCTCCCAGGTCTTCGGCACCAGCCCGGTCGGTGCGTTCCAGTTCAACGGGTACATCTTCCCGTCGGCCGGCAGCTACACCGTCCAGCTCTACGACGTGACCGATCCCGCGAACGAGATCGCGATCTCCGACGCAGCTTCCGTCACCGTCTCCTAGACGATGGCCAGGAGCACACCTAAGACCCGCCGCCCCAGGCGGGTCGGGACAATCGTCGACGGCACGGAGATGGAGGTCCTGGAGGTCCACGACAAGCTCCCTCTCAAGTGCGTGGGCACCATTGCGATGGTCACCCGGGACTGGGTCTCGGCACAGACGGCCGTCTCCTGGCTCGTTGACGACCGCTCGTACCTCGATTTCGGCGAGACGACGCTGCGCTTCATCGTCCAGGGGAACGTGCTCGTCCACCAGCGCAACGAGTGCATCCAGAAGATGGACGGCGACTGGATCCTGTTCATCGACTCCGACATGGTCTTCCAGGCGGACGCGATCAAGATCCTGCTCGAGACCCAGAAGAAGTTCGACCTGGACATCGTCGGCGGTCTCTGCTTCCAGAGGACGCCTCCCTTCCAGCCCACCATGTACGTGATGGCGCAGAACGCCGAACACGGGTACACGTTCCTGGAGCAGTGGGCCGAGGACGCGGCCGTCGAGGTCGACGCCACGGGCATGGCCTTCTGCCTGATCCACAAGCGTGTGTTCGCGAGGATCATGGAGAAGGCTGCCAACGACGCCCTCGAGCGCCTCCGTCCCTCCGCCGGCGACCCGGACGTGGACGAGGCGATCGCCGAGTTCGAGGAGTCCCTCAAGGACCCCTGGCCCGATCTCGAGCATCGCCTGCGCAAGAGGGCCAATGCGTTCTTCCGCTGGGAGGGGGAGTACGGTGAGGACTTCCTGTTCTGTCGCGATGCCAAGGCATCAGGATCCAAGGTGTTCGTGGACACGGGCGTGAAGATCGGACACTCGGGGATGACGATCATCAACGAGGAGAACTTCTTCCGGGAGATCGCCTTCCGCCGGCCCGATGAGCAGGAGTTCCGCGAGGAGCAGCTCAGGTCCGTTGGGCACACCGCGATCACGCCGGAGATGGCAAAGGAGAAGCTGGGGCTGTGATGGAGATCATCGAGGGCCAGTCCACCAGGCTGGAGGAGAATGTCATCCAGGCGGGCGGCAACCAGGCAGGGTGGATCGGGGACACCCCGTTCTTCCTGGTCATCGCGCCGGACGATCGCACCCGGGAGGGCGGGAACATCGGGATCGACCTGGACGAGACGGGCTGGATCGCCCGCCACGCGGAGGCGATGCGGATCCCGTCCACCTGGTGGCTGCACCTCAAGCAGACCGGGCAGCCGCTGTTCTGCGTCGTGGTCGAAGAGGGTGACCAGCCATACTTCACCAAGCTCCACGTCGGCAACCTGATGGCCGGCAGCGAAATCGTCTCGATCGGCATCGGCAAGAAGGGCAAGGATGGGACGATGACTCGCTTGTGGATCTTGCCCAATGGTGTAGTGTGCGGGGGAGACGACGTGGAGATCATCGCGTCGAGGATGCTCGGAGGCTGATGCCCTAACCAGGCAGGCCCGCCCCAATTCAATGGGGCGTTTCTGAACGGACCAATCCCATGGTCGAAATCAGCGCCAAGAACCAACACGCCAGGCCCCGGTCGAATGGCCGGGGCTTTGCCGTGTCTGGAGGAGTGTCATGACATACGCCACCACCTACGCGACCTCGATTGACGCGGCCTTCACCAGCAGGGTGTTCATGGCGATCCGCGATGCGGCGAGGGATGTCATCAACGAGGACCCCGGCACGGCCAACCACGCCAACCGCGTCCTGCTCGCCAAACTGGTCGTCCGCGATACCCCCGGCTGGGTCGAGACGTTCTCCTCCCGCCTCGCGGAACTGGGCTCCACGACGGCCACGTCCGACGCCGAACTGAAGACCGCCGTCGCATCCGTCTGGGACGCGATGCTGACCGAGGCGTACTGGTCCTGATGCTCGCGGCGGAGGTGTAAGCCGTGAGCACGATGACGGTCACCGGCACCGCCAGCCTCGGT